CCTGCTACTGCTGACCTTATGTTCGCTCTCATATCTACTGAGGAGTTGGAAGGATTAAATCAGATAATGGTTAAGCAGTTGAAGAATAGATATAACGATCCTACAATCTTTAAAAGATTTGTAGTTGGTATTGATAGAGCTAAAATGAGATTGTATGATGTTGAACAAAAAGCACAAGAGGATATCCTTGACAGTGGGAAAGAAGAGGAGTATAATCCTCATGAAGAAAAGAAACCTAAAAAATCATTCGCAGGATTTAAATTTAATGAGTAAGCAAGTTGATACTGAAAAGTATACTGAGTTTGTAGATGCAGTTACATCTCAAGAATCAAAGGATTATATTTCCTTTAACTCTAGATGCTTTGGAATACAATCAGTAGAAAGTGGTGATGGATTACCTGTTCATCGTTTATTAACTGCTGCTCTTGGTATATGTGCAGAAGGTGGTGAGTTTACTGAAGTAGTAAAGAAGATTGTATTTCAGGGTAAACCTGTGAATGATGAGAACATCTTTCATATGAAAAGAGAACTTGGTGATATAATGTGGTATGTTGCACAAGCTTGTATGGCACTTGATACTGATTTCAATGAGATTATTGAAATGAATGTAGAGAAGTTAAAAGCAAGATATCCTGGTGGAGAGTTTGATGTCCACTATTCAGAAAACAGAAAGGAAGGTGATGTATGAATTACGCATTATTAAGTGTATCAAATAAAGAAGGTATTATCCCTTTAGCAGATAGATTAGTTTTTCATGGATATAACCTTATATCCAGTGGTGGAACTTATTCCACTATTAAATCTGAAGGTATAGATGTAGCAAAGGTTTCTGACTATACTGGATCGCCTGAGATTCTTAGTGGTAGAGTAAAAACTTTACATCCTAGAGTTCATGGAGGTATACTTGCTAATCGTGATGATATGAATCACGGTATAGAATGTAGACAAAATGGTATTCAATTGATTGATGTTGTTGTAGTGAATCTATATCCTTTCCAAGCAACTGTTGCTAACGAAGATGTAACTTGGGAAGATGCAATAGAAAATATTGATATTGGTGGTCCTACTATGGTGAGATCAGCAGCAAAGAATCATAAAGATGTTGCTGTATTAACTAATCCAGAACAGTATGGGCGTTTTATGGAAGCATTGAAAGATGATACTGTTAAGGATTTAAGACCTCAACTTGCATTGGAAGCTTTTCAACATACTGCCGAATATGATGCTGCTATTAGTAAATGGATGAGGTCTAATCTGTGAGTAATTGGTCTATCCAATATCTATATCCAACACAGGTATATTGTGCAGAAGTTGAAAATTTTGATTCTATACAAGATGAAATACAAAGTGTTATAGAAAAATCAACCTTTGATTATTTTTCTGGATTTGGAGAGACCCATAAACTTTCTCAGCATTTTGGACCTAGTGATAGTAGTTATTTAATGGGTGATCTTCCAATTTTCAATAAGGAATTACAAACCCATATTGAAAGATATGGTAAAGAATTAAAATATTATAATAATGAATATCAAGTTGTAAATTCTTGGATGACATTATTTGAAAAAGGTGATTATGCACATATTCATGATCATAAAGATACTGATTATTCTGGTGTTTATTATTTTTGTAAAGAACCAAAAGCAAAGGATTTTTTCTTTGAATCTCCTGTGGTAGGTGCAAAAGCATCTGCACCTTATTTTGGTGCAAGAATATACCCACCTACAGAAACAGGACATTTAATGTTATTTCCTGGTTGGTTGCCTCATGGTGTTGATAGAATTGCAACTGATGGTCAAAGATATAGTTTATCTTTTAATATAGAATTTCAAAAAATTGATCCTGATTTACCAGTAATAAAATGTCATATCAAGTAGAAAGAGTATTTTCAACTCCAATTTATAGGAGTTTTGTAACTGATTTTGATAATATACAAAAACAGTTATCAGAAGCTGTAAATGATACTACATTTACTACTAATGATAATTGGGGTATGACTCATTTTCTTTCAGAAAATTATGGTACTATAAACTTTCATGAAGAATATGATCTTAGTGCTTTTGTTTCTGAACTTGATGTTCATATAAAAAGATATTGTTCTGAGATAGGATTTTCTTTTAGAAGATATAAAATATCAAGTTCATGGATTGCATTATTTGAATCTGGTAATTATGGTCATGTTCATAATCACGGATCATCTGATATGTCTGGAACTTATTATTATCAAAGGGATGATAGTGGTGGTTTAAAGGATGGTAATATATTTTTTGAAAGTCCAGTATATAATGCAGAAACTTCTTTATGTTTTAGAAGTTCTTCAGGTAGAGTTACGGTACCTTCTACAACGGGTAATATATTATTATTTCCAGGATGGTTGAAGCACGGTATTATGACTAATGAAACTGAACATGATAGGGTTAGTTTTTCTTTTGATATTATATTTGATAGGCATTAGAAATAAATACTAAAAAATAGTATTTTTAAATGGCAGGGCAACAAGGATTTGCTTATGAATCTAGAGTTCACAACAGATTAAATGCTGGTGGATTTGTTCCTCGTGGGTTTACACCTGCAGGATCCAATCCCTCTGCTCCTGATTGTGCATTTGTCTATGGTGGTAGATCTCATAATTTAGAAGTTAAATTAGATTTAAGAACTGATTATGGTCAGGGAACGTTAAATTATAGTGGTGGTTCTTGGTCTCTTGGTGGTGCTAATACTGCAGCAGCAGACGAAATGAGAAGATTGTTACGTTCTGTTGGAACCGAACAATTTGCAAACCAGAGATGGGGTATTCATGGTGCTCCTAATAAAGGAACGGTTATGCCTGAACAATTTACTCAAGCAATGGTAAATGAGGATTATAGGAAGTTTAGAGATAATTACTTAACAATACCATCATCTGCATTGCATAGTTATTATGCTGTTAAAGGAACATATTACATTCAAGTAGGTGGATATGGTTTATATTATATGCAATCAAATCCAGCTGGATTGGATATTCCTCAATTTAAACCTTCATTAAGAGTAAGAATAAGAACAAAACGTGGTAATACTTTACCGATATATAATTATAGATTTACTACAGCACTTCAGGTTACACAAAGACCTTCTAGATCACCTGTAAATATTGACCGTGGTGTTGAATTCCTTGCTGAATCATGAATAAATTAATAGATCAACTTATTATTGAATTTAAAAAATTAAAAAGAGTTAGAGGAAATTTATTTGATAATTTTCTTACTTTTGTGCATTTATGCTTAACAGATAAAAAAGATGATAAATATAAGGTAAAGGTTAATGAAATATTAGAGTATATTGTTATCAATAAGCAATCTATTAAATTGAAATTAATACAAAACTGATGAAATCTTTTGCAGCATTTTTAGTTGAAACTACCGCATCCCAACAAGCGGCTAGGTTGGGATTGGAAGGTGATGGTCATGGTGGATGGTATGATAGATCTACTGGAGAATTTACTGCAAAGACTGTAAAGGGTAGGTTAAAGTTTTATAATAAGAGACAAAAGGTAGGTGCTCAAGATCCTGCACAGACTGAAAAGGAAAGAAATCTTTCTTCTTCTAGTATGGAAGTTCCACCTGAATCACAACAGGTACAAGCACAACCTTCTCCTGAAGAAGTTGAAGCACAGCAAGCAGCAGAAGTTCAATCTAATCTTCAAAGTCCAGACTTACAAGCAGGTCCTCCACCTGTTCCTAAAACAAGAGGAACTTTAACACTTGCTTTTGGTAGATTTAATCCACCACATGCAGGTCACGGTAAGTTGATGGATATTGCTGCACAATCAGTACAGAGTGAAGGTGATGATTATATAATAGTTCCTTCTCGCACTAATGATCCTAAAAAGAATCCTTTAGATGCTGATTCTAAAGTTGAAGTAATGAGACAATTATTCCCTCAACATAGTGCAAAGATTGTAAATGATCCTCAAAATACTACAATTTTTGATGTATTAAAAAAAGCACATAATGATGGATATACAAATGTAAATATTGTTGCTGGTGATGATAGAGTAAAACAATTTGATAAGTTATCTCAAAACTATAATGGATCATTATATGATTTTGAAAATCTACAAACTATTTCATCAGGTGAAAGAGATGATGATTCTGAAGGTATGGAAGGATACTCTGCCTCTAGAATGAGATTGGCTGCAATGGAAGGTGATTTTAAATCATTTTATAAAAATCTTCATCAAGAAATGCAAAATGAAGAAACTGGAGAAATAGAATTTGTACCTTTAATGGATAGGAAGAATGCAAAACAGTATTTCTCTGCTATTCGTCAAACGATGGGTGCTGAAGAAGTTAATGAGTGTTGGAATATATGGGAGATAGCACCTAAAGAGGATCCAATAAATCTTCGTGAGGCATATGTTAAGAAAGAAATTTTTGATATAGGAACTAAGGTTGAAGATGTAACTACTGGTTTAACTGGTAGAATTATTCGTAGAGGTGCTAATCATTTAATATGCGTTACTGAAGATGAAATGATGTTTAAATCATGGATTAAGGATGTAACTGAAGCAGTTGTAAATGGAACTACTACATCTGGTGTTCCTGCAAATCAAAGGTTAGTTGGAACAGACGCACATTTGAAATATGTTGCTTCATTAGTGCCTGGAAGTAGCTGGGGAATACAATTCATAAATAAATACAAGGTAAGAAAAAAGTCGTAGTGAAGTTTTCCAATGAGTAAAAATATCGTTGAAGAATTACCAGCAAGAAAACATGCTCCTGCAGCTGCACCTGCTAAGGGTGGTAAACCCGAAGCAAAAAAGGGTGGTGGCAAAGCAACTGGTTCTGTAGAGGAAAGTTCTGAGAAGAAAATTCGTCAGGCTGTATATGATATAAGATATCGTGCTCGAAGAGAAGACATAGATTTGAAAGCGGCTTACTCTCAGTATATGTCTAATAGTAGTTTAAGTCAGGCAGAAAGAACTGCTGTTAGAGAAAAGTTATTTGGTAAAGAAGGTGGTGGTGTTAAAGAGCAAGTGATGCTTAATGTTGATGAGATCGCATCTGATAATTTAGCAAATGCTTTACATAAAGTTTTTGTTGAGAAGAAAGAAAAGGAAATAGAACTTGAATATTTGAAACAGTTGGAAGAGGATGCTGAGTCAAAGTATCAGGTTAGAGTTACTGATAAGAATGGTAAAGTATATACTCGTAACGCTACTCGATCAAAGATTACACAACTTCGCCAAAATCCTAATATTAAATCTGTTGAAATGTCAGATCATGGTGAACCTTATGAAGGTAAGAAAGCCAAGAAAGATTATGATGGAGATGGTAAAGTAGAATCTGGTAGTAAGGAACATGCTGGTGCAGTTCATAACGCTATTCAACGTAAGAAAGGTGGTAATCCTGATGGTAAGGATACTAGAAAGGAAGCATTAGAAAGAGCTTGGAAGCAAGCATTTCTTGCAGATGGGACTGTAACCACTGAACCAAAAAATAAAACCAAAGTAACTGGTGAGGGTGTAGATAATTATAAGTCTGGTGCAATTAAGATTGCTCCTGCGAATAAAGAAGAAGATCCATCAGTTGCTAGTGCTAGTGCTAGAGGTGGTATATATGCTTCATTTGCACATCAGAAGATGTTAGAAGTGATTGCTGAAAAAGCAGCATGTGCAAGTAAGAAAAAGAAGAAGGAATATTCTGAGGCAGTAGTGAACACTAAAGAATGTGAGAAAAAGCCTGAGGAAGAGAAGGATATGCGTGGTACTTACGCAAAGATCAATCTTGTAAAGAACAAACTTCGTTCTATGGGTCAGAAAGATCCTTGTGTTATGCTTGCTGATATTGATAGCGAGGACGAAAAAAAAAAAGTTGACGAAGGATTAGGTTCCGCAATTCAAAGTGGATTAGAAAAAACTTTTGATAAAGTTGATGATCTATCCAAAACTAAAGTTGGAAAAGTTATTACACCTATCCTAAAGACAGTCTTTGGACCTAATAAGGGTAACAAAGGTAAAAATTATCCTACAAAGGCAGATCAAGATGCAAAAGGACTTAGAACTGGGAGTTGATATATAATGAGTGAAGTTATTATTACACCTGATTATGACGGTCTATATGATGACTGGTTCGACCCCCCTATGGAGATTAAAATGAAAATGAATGAAGACATCGTGATTAACACGAAAGAAGGATTAGAAGTGGTTAATGTTCCACA